TCTAAAAGCAACATGAAAGAAATTGTCATGCTTTATCTTTTAGGTACTTTCTTAGCCGCTGTTGCTGCGGTAATTGCAAGTATGGCATTCCCATCAGATGTGGCTCTTGCAGTAAAAGAGGATGCGAGTTCAGCACCTCAATCTGTTGGTCAAGTCATGTTAACGTTAGTATTGAATGTGGTGGATAACCCATTAAATGCAATCTTCAAAGCAAACTTTATCGGTGTTTTAGCGTGGTCTATCGGTTTAGGTTTAGCCCTTCGTCATGCATCAGATGCAACTAAACAGGTTGTAGCTGATTTTGCAGAAGGCATTTCTAAAATTGTTCACGTGATTATTTCATTTGCACCTTTCGGTGTATTCGGTTTAGTGGCTGAAACATTATCTGACAAAGGCTTATCTGCGTTAGGTGGATATGTTCACTTATTATTCGTGTTAATCGGTACAATGCTATTTACTGCCTTTGTACTTAATCCAATTCTCGTTTATTGGAAAATTCATCGTAATCCATATCCATTAGTGTGGACTTGTGTACGCGAAAGTGGTGTAACGGCATTCTTTACACGTAGCTCTGCAGCAAATATTCCTGTAAACATTGAATTAGCAAAACGCTTAAATCTTGATGAGGAAACCTATTCTGTGGCAATTCCATTGGGTGCAAATATCAATATGGCGGGTGCGGCAATTACCATTACTGTATTAACGCTAGCAGCTGTTCATACATTAGGCATCGAAGTATCTTTCATCAGTGCGGTGTTATTAAGTATTGTTGCGGCGCTTTGTGCATGTGGTGCTTCTGGTGTGGCTGGTGGTTCATTATTATTAATTCCATTAGCTTGTAGCTTATTCGGTATTTCTGATGACATCGCGGCACAAATGATCGGTGTAGGTTTCGTGATTGGTATCTTACAAGATTCAACAGAAACCGCGCTAAACTCTTCAACTGACGTATTATTTACTGCGGCAGTATGTATGGAAGAAGAGCGTAAAAACGGTTAATTAAGTTAATCTGACAAGGCGGGCAAATTGCTCGCCTTTTGTTTTTAAAGGAAAGAGAATGACACTTTTAATTCAGCAGGCAAAATTTGAGCTTCATCAAAAACAGACCTTAAACTTACCGCACTTTGCGATTGAGCCACGACAATATTGGGTTGTGGTAGGCAGTAATGGGAGTGGAAAATCAGCGTTTGCTTTAGCTTTGCAAAATGAATTGCCTTTACAGGAAGGGGAGTATCATAATACTTTCAAACGTGTTCATTCCTTTTCTTTTGAAAAACAACGAGAAATTCTTGAAGCCACGTTAAAGAATTTAAACAACGATGATACTGATCCCGATTTTTTTGGTAAAACTGTAAGCGCGCAAATTTATTTGCATAGAATAGCATTTTTATTTGCATAGAGCAGAAAAATAAACTTATGCAAATAAAGATGCAATTATATAAGATAACGCTACGTCAAATCTAAAAATAAAGACCTACCATTTTAACCACTAATTTTTATGTACAATCACTATACCTTAAAAACAAAAACGGCAGCATCAAAATGCCACCGTTTTGTCTGCCTGTCAGCAATGAGTCGCTCAATTTAACGACTATTTTATAAGCTGATCATCAGTAATTACGTTTTAACACACAGCCTTTAGGCTGAATTAAATCGTCAGAGCTATCTGACGGTTTGAATCTTACTCTTTTGATTAATTAAGGTCAAACCATTTTTGCGATCATATCAACCAACAAGTCGTCTAAACATCTCAGCTCTGGAAACTCCAGCCTCTTTACATAAAGCTTCGAATTTATCAGCAATCTCAGGCCGTACTGTAAACTTGATCTGTTTGTAGTTAGCTTTATTGTAGTCGTTAGAATTTTTGCTAATGATGTTTTTAGTGCTGTCGGGTAACTTTTGATAGCTCATTTTGACTCCTTTTTGCTTTGCATCATCTCTAACCAAGCCCACGCTATACAGCGCTCGAAATCGGCAAAAACAGGGATATAACTAAAGTCATCGGGGATAACATTGTCAGTTAATAGCTGTGCCGCACAAAACGGCACATCGGGGGCATCGCCCACACCGCCAACCCAAGCCCACGCCACCTTTTTGCGGCGTGAATGATTGCAGACAACGAAGCGCACCAGGTCTGTTTGCTTAAAGTCGTCGCTTAATCGACTGATGACAAACTCAATCATCTTACTGCTGTGTTGCTCACACCGGCAAGAGTAGTGCGTATCCATAATGCCACGCAACTCACCTTTAATCATATCCTCGACCCACGGTCTTAAAAGTGCGGTCGTATCTGCGGAGATTTCCGAGCGTGGACTTTTGCGCACGTGTCCGGTTGTTGTCGTGACGTGGTAGATGTATTTTTCTGCCATTTTTACTCCTCGATTAGCATAGGCAATCGGCTAATGCGTCTGGATCTTTGCAAATTACACCGTTATTGTTTTCGTAAATCGGCGTGTCGTGATCCCATATTAATAAACGATTCTTGTCGGCCCAAAATTGAAAGGTCTTATCCACTGTTTTAGTGCCAGGAATATCGCCATAATTGATGTGACTAATCATCTCTTTGTCATCCGGGTCACAATCAAACTCCCATACCTTATGCTCAATACGTAAATAATTAAAATCGATACCGGTTTGCGCTTTTAGCTTTGCTTTGACCTCGTGGAGGCGTTTTAATGTTACCGGCTGGCTCATGTCTAATGCTGCGCATTTTGTCACGCCGTCAACTGTAACGTGGATTGCGCGATGTCTTCCGTCTGGGTATGTACCGCTGATTGTTCTGTATTCTTCTTTATACATTTTCTTGCTCCATTTCTTGGAATGGCCCACCTTTCGATGGGCTTGTTATTATTTGAATAGCGCTTCTACTTTTTTAACATCGGCGGTAAATGCTCTTGTGCATGTACCTTTCACATTTTTGGAGATTAGGCTATTTGAGGCAATATCAAAATATAACTGCCAGTTGCGGTCACCGGCAAAAGAGCGGTCTTTACTATTGAGGTTGATATAGATTCTTTTGCCGTTCCAGTCGTTTGCATAACCATTGATACCGGCATTTTTTAACATATCGTTGATTTGTTGAGTTGTCATTTTTATATCTCCTACCGCTATGAATCTGATTGTAAGCTTTGGTGCGGCGTCCCTCTTGCTTACGGAGCATATATTATATTGTACAATATAAGATTGCAAGCACTTTTTAAAAATTTTTTTAAATAAATTTAAAAGCCCCTTAAACTATGTTTAAAGGGCTTTGAATTATCTCTCCGACATTAATGTCGGCGACATCAGAACTTGTACACCATATTGTCCTCGTACTCGCCTTGGTAGTTAAGAGCCGTCTTAATTGTTACCCGCTGCGCGCCGTCGAACGCCTGCCAGTTATCCACCTTATCTTGCTGCATGTACTCAATAAACCGCACAAACTCCGATTTAGTCGAGCTAAAAAAGATATACGGCGGACGTGTGATGTTGACTAATCGTAAGAAGTCGATTAAATCAAAGTAGTGCGCTTGCTTGTAGCTCTCTTGTTTAGTGCAAAGATAGGGCGGGTCAAGTACAAATACCGCCTGTGGGTCGGCACTAAAGCGTGGGAGCAACGTGTGAAACGACTCGGACACCACCTCAACGCCATCCAAATAACCGTCTGCAGAGGGATAGTCTGACTGGCGTAAGCAATGCCAAAAGTCCTTGGCGCACAACTCCTTAAACGTGCCGACCTGTTGCCCAGAAAACAACAGCCAGCTAGTTAGCGTAGCAAGGTCAACATAGCCGTCAAACGCTTTAATGGTGTCAATAATCTGCGCCTTGAGCGCTTTATCGGTGATGCGCTTTTGACGTGGGATATCCACTAACAACGCCGCAATTTGCGCCCGCAAGCGGTTAATGTCGTCGATATGCTTAATGCGCTCGGCATATCCGTCAAAGTCGTTGTAAATCACACGGGCGCTCGGTTTAAGCTGTTTTGAGGTGTGACTAAGCAAGCCCGAGCCACCGAATGTGTCAATAATCGTCCAGCCCTCACCATCACCCGGAATCTGCTTGTTTAAAATCGCTTTAAAGTGATTTAAAAACTTGCGCTTTTGACCGACAAACGGTAATGGGGCTTGCTTAAAGTTTCTTTTAGCTTGATTTGCCATAGTTTTTTTTCCTCCTTATCTATGGCGTTCCGGTGTTCTTGACACTCCGACACTCAAATCAAGTTAATTAATATGGTTAATGGTTTTACAGCGACTACATTTGATTTCTAAATGTTTCACTGTGCCGACTTTTGCCAATAATTTGTTGCAACACTGGCAACGGATCTCTTTTAAATTCTGCATATACTTTCCCATTTTTAGCGGTTTTGTTAAAATACCGCCTGCCTCGCGAGGTAGGCGGCATATAGCTATATGCAGGCTTATTCTGCTTAGCTGGCATTATCCGTGTTCCCGCACAGATAGTGTCGCCGTCTTTATTCCTGAACTACATCTAAATCACTTGTACAATCTGCATAAAACGTACCATCCGCATTATGCCAGTGGCTAGGTGGTAACTCATCACCGTTATGCTCAACGATTAATAATTTGCCAAATGGGCTCTCATAGACGATAGTGCCAGCATTGCCGTTACGTAATTTTATTTTGTTACCAATTTTCATAAATTTATCCTTTTTTAAAAATCGCTGCTAGTTGATTTGGGCTAAATCGCCAACCTTGAGTTTTACCGGTGACTGCGTTAAAACACCACTCAGAACAAAAATATTTACTGCGTTTTTGTTTAATACCTAGTATAATACCGATAGCTCCCCACCAATCGTATTTACTCCCTTTTGTAGAGTTAAAATAAAACTCAACCTCTGCCTCGCTAACACCATCAAGCAACACCAAATCCCACTTATTTCTATCAGTGAGATCAATCTCTTTACAGCGTACCCCGCCATCTCGAATAGATGATGAATAACAATCATAATGGAGCTCATGCTCGTAGTGATGGCCTGATGTGTACTCAATGCGCTCAACAGCAATTTCGCAGTGAGAGTAAGGCCCTTTTGTCAGTTTACGGGTAAGCCAGTCTGAAAAACGTGCCAAAAGTGTGGCTGGTTTAAGACCTGTTTTTTTGCCTTTATAAAGCGCCAAATAAACATTAGCCATTATTATAAGCCTCCATTAAGTGATCCATTTGTTTGATGATGTCATCATAGATTGACTGCATTTGCTCAAGTGTGAGATTAGGTGCTTTGAGCTCATACTTGCGCATGCGTTGGTTAGCAAGCTCCATTTGTAGTTTTTCTAATCCTGCTGCTTGCACCAAAATCAAATCTGTTGCTGCTTGATTATTTAACCCCGCGCGTTTGGCAAAGTCTGTAATATATCGGCTGCATACGCCTTGATAATTAGCTGCCTTATATGTTTCTGCCGCTGTTTGGCGCTCACGATACTCAGACTCAAAGCGCGTCCAAGTGCTATAAATTGCTGCCGCGTGGCTGTCAATTTGCTCGATTAGGCGGTTGCGCTTTTCTGTTAAAAGTGCGGTCAGTTTTTCGGGAGGTATTACCCATGCTTTGCCGTCCCACTCACAAAGATCGCTTTCGGGCTTAGCCGCCGTGTACCCATCAGGGATTGAGCCAAACTCACTAATTACCAATGATTCTTTCGTTGTTATTGAGTACACTGTTTCGCCAATATGGTTTTCAATGTATTCCCAAGCTTCGCCTGTCCATTTCGCGACAAAGCCTTTTTTATCTTCTGGTGGATCAGTATCTACACAACCGGCAGGCATTAAATAAACACCATTATCTGCTTCTTCCGGGGATAAATCGGCATCCGTTTGTCCAACATAAATGCCTTGCTCATCTAATTGGCATACTTTTTTTATTAATGGGTAAGTCATGGTTTATCCTTAGTATTTAATACAAGCTAATAATGCGACGTTGCGCGGTCTGTTTTCGTTTGCGGTTGGTACCACTCTTGATGCGTCAAAATCAAATGACACAGATTGCTCACCCCAGCCGCCCTGGTCTCCTGACCATTGTCTTTGTTGATATGTTGTCCCTATTGCACCAGACGCAATCATCTTGCCCTCAAGCACTTGGTTACCGCTGCCCATAGCGGAACCATCTAATTTACCTGTAATATTACGGATAGCATCGCCTTGAGCAGTCCCCAATCTGCGCTCTCTATCAATATTTCGCCCATCATCTAGGCCGCGTAAAAATTCACCACGTAAATCAGGTAAGTTAAAAGTAGTTCGTCCATCGCCTGCGCCGAATGTTGTCCCTATTGCAGCAAATAGTGCGGCGTATGTTGTACGGGATACGGCTGCACCATTTGCTTTGAGCCAACCACTAGGCGGCGTTGTCCGAGCAAAGAATGCGACCTCACCAACAACCTCGTCCTGCTGGATAGATTTGTTAATAGATCTACCACTTGACGACAGCACATCATTAGGTGAGACAAAATCACCATTATGCTCAAAAGCCCATGTTCTGTTGGCGCCATTATCCTCAATAAGATGGATGATGCCTCGTCCAAAGCCATCACCTGCACCTTGCTTAGTCGTGTAGCCGAATGAGAATCCTGCGCCATAATGTCCTTTTGAACGGACTAAACCTTTGACAAATGGATGATACGTATCACGGTCTTGCGACCCTGTAGTCTCAACCATAAACGGCGCGCCGCTAGTATATTGATTAGCATAAGCGCCATACCCAAAATGTTTAGATGAGATACCCACAGAATATAAAATGCCAGTTAATCTATCACCAGATTTAGATATGCGACCCTCGGCGTTGTTGTTTGCGGCAACGCCTTTATCATAAGCCGCTTTGACGGCAGCCGATGTAGCTACAGTATCAGCACTTGTGCTGTTAACTTCACTGGATTTTTTGCTATTCGGGATGTAATTTGTCAAACTTCGCGTGATCGAATCAATAAAGCCTTTTAGGGTTTTAATGACCTTAGGTGTAGCAGCCAATTCTTCCGAATCTGAATCATACCCAGAATAAAGTTGCACTTCGCCTTTTTGTGTCACGCTGGCGGATTTACGGTTATCATCAATGATTTTCACAATCGCTTGATATAACTGCGTTTGTGTTTCTGCCTTCGGGGTAAACCCCGCTTTTTGCAACACATAATGTGCTTCGGCTTGTACGTCTCGCACACGGTCTTGCACGTCGTTAAGCCACGTGTCTGTCACGCGTGTGCCTTGCTCCCCTGTTGCGGGGTCGCCGTTATGAAAGCGCTTGTCGGCGGAATTAATTTCGGGTAGTAACGTTTTCATTTTGTCTCTCTATTGATACGCAAAATAGCAGTAGGTGTGCGCGGGTTTTAAATCTTTGAAAAACTCTTCGATAATCTGGTCGCCAAACTCAACCAAATGGTCACCGGCAAACGAACTGCCCGCGAGAAAATACACAATATTGTCGTCACCGTTTAACACCGTCACCCGCCACATATAAATCAGGCTTTCGCGCGGTTCGTTGCGAAATTGCACCAAGTCACCTGGATTAGGCAGGTCGTTTTGTAAGGGCGAAAATTCTTTGATTTTGATCTGATAACCGATACTTTCTGCAATGCGCGTAAAGTATGGGATAGACAAGCCGCCAACAGCATTAAGTTGCACGATGACGCGTTTAACGCGCTCTTGATAAGACTTGCTTAAATCAGTTTTAATCCCGCAAATACGCTCCCAATCGGATAACATTTGGTTTGAGGTGGCAGGCTCAATTGCGGCCAATACCTCTTCTGCACTTTGTTGCAAGCGGTCAAATGCACTACCGTCCACTTCACATTGTGCGATAAAGTGTTCGCCATTGATGTTATAACTCACGGGCGGATAAAGCTGTTTCAATACGTTAGCGTGTTGCATTAAGCCATCTCCGTCACAGTCACCTCGCCAAGGCGGAACCATTCAATTTTGTTGACAATATCCGCTTTTTGGTTAGCTGTTGGCGCAATAAAACGGCGGTCAACCACACCGATTAAGTTATTCACCACCGCTTCGCATTGGGACACAATCAAGTCATCCCCAGGGATTAAACCGTTAAAATAATCCCGTAATGCATTGTTAATGGCGGTTTTAATGTCATTTAATGCCACACCGCTGATTTTAACCTGGATGTTAAAGTTGACTTTTGTCACATCTGGTTTAACGACCTTGCTTTCTTTTGCCGTGACCGGGCGTTCTTGGTCGATGTATTCTTGCGCGCGACGTACCGTATCATCACTTGGCACGCCGTTATCGGCCGTAATCGCAATATCAACTGTACCGAGCCCTCGGCGTAGCGGGTAAACATACGCTTGTTCAACGCCATCCACCTCTAACGCCCAGTCTTTGTAATCGTATTTATTGCCACCTGCAGCAGGTCGGCGGATTTTATTAAGCAAACGCTCCAACAATGAGCTATCGCTTTCGGCATTGGTCGCACCTACCACGTCATTTAGTACAACATCCGTGCTCACGCCAACAGGCGCTGCCATAAACGATCCTTTTGTAGCAGTTTTAATGTTTTGTACCGCGCCAGTAGCAAGGGAGCGCACCGCAACAATCACCGAACCACTAGCGGGAATTACCGCACTTTCGGTTGTCTCATAAAAACGCCCGTCTTCGGTTTTGATTTGTAACCCTACGGCAATCACGGCATCAGGATTGCCGCTAATAGTGGCACCTTTGCCTGCTGCATAAGTTGCATTACGACGGCGCAAACCGCGTAACCCTGCGTGTTTTTCTAAAAATTCAGTGTCGGCTGTGTCTGGAAAAAACTGTTTAATCAGCCATTTTTGGTGTGCATAAATCCCTTCTGCGCATGCCGCTAAACTACTGGCACGTGCATAAGCGTCACTGTCTTCGGACGTGTCGGCATTGGGATAATACGTTTGATAATCGCGCAAGATACTGGCGCGGATTTCTTCAAGGGTTGGCACAATAAACACGATTTAAACACCTTTTAAATGACGTTTACGGGGTGTTTAAAAGTAAATTGTTCGCCCCGGCTGTCGGTCACAGATATTGAAAGAAGCACTTTGCCGTTGTGCGGTTGTTCATGCGTTACAATGATTTCACTTGCGCGACCGTCATCAATTAACGGCTGTAACGCCTCTTCGGCATATTGTTGCGCCAACATGCCAACACGGCTTAAGTCTTTTTCCCGTTGAATAGTATGGAGCAGAGAACCTACACGCCCATTTGCCCACCACGAGCCTAATGGCGTAGTTAATCTGATATACACGGCATTTTGCAGTGTACTGATATGCGAATTTGTATAGTCCCCGGTAAGCGGGCTGATTTCTCTGTCCATGCTGACAGAGTAAAAGAAAGGGGGAAGAAAAAGGCGGGGAGAGAGTTCCACACCGCCTTAAGTTCATTTATATAGGTTTTCCGGTCACGCCACCACTATCACCGTGGTGGGTGTGATTAATGAGGGATTTACCGTTAGCAGTCACGTCGCCATCAGTAGTAAAGCTACCCTTTGTTTGCGTTACGTTGCCAGTAAACGACGCACCGGAGCCGCCTTGAATTGCCATGCCACCGTTACCGTTGATTTGCCCTTGGGCAGTAAATACACGGTCTGTCTCAACAATCGGGCTACTGATCTCAACTTTGGTCGTTGCGGTTATTTTTAATATATCACAATCAATTTCGATTAATCGACCTTGCTTTAAAATAATCGTGCTTCCGCTTTCGTCATAAACGGCAGTTTCGCCTGATTTTAGGTTTTTAACGCGAAAAGATCCATTTTCGGTGGCAATCACAATAGAATGGGTCGTTTCGCCCCCCATGGGCAATACCACCACTTGAGTTCCGGCAGGGGGCACGGACGTTAAGCCAAATTGTTGCATCAACTCCACGTCTTGTAAGGTTTCGTCCGCTAATCCGGATACCTGCACTTTTTGGATATTGTCCGCGCTTTTGACTAAATTCAATTTCCCTCGGAAGGCTTGGCGTACTGCGCCCAAGGCGCTTTCCGTGTGTTGTCTTATTGCTTGTCCCAATCGTCTCATACTAATCCCCATCCAATACAATCAAATCGCCTTTCTTTTTCTTGCCTTTTTTGCCTTTTCGCTTGCGTGCCTCTTTCGATTTGTTAGCATAAGCGTCAGGCGTCCACACACCGTCTTGTTTTAAGCGTAGTTCCGTGGTTGTGCCGCCTTGTCGGCTTAAGGCAAACCGGCGACCCATCAAAAAGAAAATCGCGTCAATGTCGTATTCTTCGCAAATCACATGCACACGTTGCCCTGGCGTCCATAACACACCGTCCTGCGTTTTATGGTCAGGCACGGTAATCGTCAGAGTAAAACTGTTTAAAATACTGTCCGCAATGTACTTTTTCGCCCATTTTTTCAGGGCTTCCAGATTTTCTACATCCGGCACAATTACGGTTTTTGGCTTATAAGTTTCAACAGCGTCATCTTTAAACACCCATTTCAGATCGTTCTTGTTGTCGTCACCGCTGCGCCCGTGCCGTTGTGCCAGAAAAGTGATTTCTGAAAAGCTTTGGGACACATCGGTGGTTAGGCTTGCTTGGGTAAAATTATTGCGTTCTCCATCTTTATTACAACACAACGTTGCCACAGGCGGCGTAGAGTAATCTGCGCCGCCTACAATCAATGTGCCATCCGGGGCAAACCAAGCATGCAAGCCGGCCGAATTTGCGCAACGAATTAAGGCATTCCAGGCTGTTTCGCCAATGTTGATGTCGACCTTATCTAACGTTGGATTAGACTCTGCTTTCAGCGAAACTTTTTTAATGCCGAGTGGTGCCACGATTTTTTTAACCGCCTCCAGCACGGTTAGCCCTTTAACGTTAGTAATAGGAGCAGAACAATCCACTAACACAGAGGCTCTATCGCGACCATTAATGCTGTAAGTGCGGTCGCCTTTTGATATGCCATGCTGGGTGCTATCAATAATCCCACTCAGTACGACCTCATCATTAATCATCACCTTCGCGGTTTTCCCCGAATAGTCCGTCAAAACAGTGCTATCGCTCGGTACCCCGATGTTAAAATTAAAGGCATCAGCAGGTATTAAAAAATCACTATCAATATCATAGCTTTTCCAGTTGCCATGCTGCTTACCATCAATCTCAACGATCACTTCATTGTAAAACGGATATCCCCCCTCATTTTGCGTAGCCATTCAGCGCCTCCCCACGTTGGATAAAATTAGGATAACAGATGTGAGGATTGAGCCGTAATAACTCATCTGCTCTTGTATAATCCCCATAAAAGGCGTGTGCAATTTGCCAAATAGAGCCATCAAAATCCACCGACCGGATAATCAAAGGTGGTTTACGATTAATGGCCGCTAACGCGAGTTGAGTCAATTTATGGGTTTGTGTTCTTAATTGCTCAGCCACTTTATAGGCTTGAGTGTAAAAACCACTGGTCGGCGCTTGTAAATCTGTAATCCCATTGCACTCTTTAATACTGAGCGTGGTTAGGCCAAATGCATCCTTAGCATAACTAATAGTGCAGCCATGCTGCTCCGCTCGCATAAGCGCGCGCAAACTATTTAATGCAGCTAAGGCTTGCAAGCGGGCTTGGGTAGTAATGTAATCAATCTCTGCCGGAGTTAGTTCATCATCTTCAACGAATTGCGTGGCAATCTTAAAAACTGCTGCAGTGGTCATTAACTGCAACGCACAGAAGATCTCCTTGGTATCATCCACAGTCAATGTGGAGGCTAAGGACTTAGCTTGAGTTTGTCGTTGATTTTTACCATTAACCAACGACGGCGCAATTTCAAGAAGGCTTTTTACTGTGCGTTGCACTTCATCAAATTTCGCACGTGCGGTCAAATCCTCTCGTTTAGCCATATTCGATAAACCGCTATCAATCATTTCCGCTATCTCTCGGACAGCTTGCGCGCCTTGTTTTTTAAAACCATCTGTTGAAGTTGGCACAGTCTTAACGCTTTTATATTTTTTAGAATCAAAGGCGAATAAATTAAGTACCTGGTCAAAGCAACCAAAAATAGCGCCAAACATACCCAACATGCGCGATTTTATATTTTGCGCAAAAGTGACCACTTCCATTGCCGCGGCAAACATCTCCATCATGTCATCCACGAAATCTTCCATAGCGCTTAAAAATACATCAAGCAATCCCAAGAATGCGAAATCGAATACAAAGATCGGTTTTGCCGGAGTGGCTTCCTGAAAACTTAAACTGACTGTGACATAGTCCACAAAATCCGCTTCGTGGTGAAAATAAGCCGAGGTGCAAAGCATATTTTGCAAGCGACCGCGAATCGGATGTACCAACACCGCCGCACCTTGTTTTTCCAGGGCGGATAAAAAGCGTTTAAAATCGGTGTAATATCCCTCACCATAAAACACCGCTTGCAATTGGATGGTGAGCGGATTTAAACCTAAATCTTCAATGTCGCCGCCATTCACAAACGGATACGCATGCGTAATGGTGGCGCGCTCTAAGTTATCATCCACACTTACCACATCAAACCGCACACCGCGATAAGATGCCTGCTGGATTGGCATTGTCCAACCTTTCATTTTTACCCCCGTTTAAGTTCTCGGTATTGGTTTTCGGACGTGTTTTCGGCAATCGTTCGTCCGTCCAAGTCCACTCTGATTTGATTTTGAATGGTGAAATTCTGACTTTCCACCGCTTGTTTCATGCCTTCGCTGATGGTTGTGCCTAATTGCTGAAATTCGGCTTTATAGTCAGGCACTTGCACACGGCGGTTGTATTCATCTTGTGTTAATGTGCCGCGCTTTAAGCGCTCATCGGCAATCTCTTTGCGTTTTGCCGCGTCACCAAGTGCATAACCGCCACTTGCTAAAGACCAAACTGACTTTTCAGGTGCTGGGACAGGCGGGGCATACTGAAACACCGATTTGCTTGGATAGGCTGCTGCGTAGAACTTCTGTTTTGCGTCTTTCGTTGCGGCATCCAAGGTTTCTTGTCGTTCTTCTTGTTTTGCCATATAAGGGGCGTAATTTTCCGACCCTTCAAGCATTGCGCCAAAAACTAACAACGGCAAACCTCCTCGCCCAAACTTAGCAAGACGTCCCATTTTTGATGTATTCGCCGCAGTTGCAACGCCACCAGCCGAACCGGTTACACCCGCACCTTTACTCAAGACATCACCAACGCCAAGCCCTAAACCGCCTTTACCGCCCAATAATCGCAAAGACCCGGCTGCCGTAATGGCGGCTGCACTTAAAGATGCAACTACTGTGCCTGCAGTAACGATTTTACCTGTTAAGTCAGGATAAGCTTTGGCATATTCAGCTATTTTCACGCTTACATCACCCAAGGCATCGTTAAATCCCTTCATACCTTCCATCTGCGCGAAATCCACGTTATTTTTCGCGTCTTCCACTTTGTAGCTGTTGGTATCTTTAATCACGGCATGAGAGGTATCCACCGCACCTTCGCTTTTATCCAGGCTTTCTTTTACTTCTTTTCCTAGGCTCACGTTGTTACGGATACCCAATAACGCCATTAATGCTTGGCGGTCTGAAATGATTTGCCCGATTGCCGTACCTTCCACCAAGTTAGTCATTTCGTTTAAGACTTGAGCTTGATCTTCTTTTTTTGCGCTTTTAAGTTTTTTTTGCAGTGCCTGGTACTTACCATCCTGACCAATCACCTGATCCATAATGCTCATAAAGGCTTCGATGGAGTTTTTACCTTTTTTCTTCTGAGCTTCCATTGAGGCGATAAAATCCACCCCATGGTCTTTACCATCCTTGCCTTTTATGTCGAGTTTTCGAAAGCGGTCTGAGGTTTCTTTTGATGTTAATTTTGCAAGTAAATTGACTAAGTTATTTCCCGCTTCATCTGATGTTCCGGCAGTTACACGCGCCTGTTGGTTGGCGACCAATAATGCCTCAAACCCAGACATACCTTTTAAGCCGGCAGATTTACCCGCTGCCATTTGTTGAGGTAACCAGCGCGCCATATCCGCCAATTCAAAGTTACCTGCCTGACCTGCGGCCACGGCTTTATCTAACACTTCGCCGATTTTATCTTCGCCAATGTCAAACTGTTGCATCGCCGAAATGGCGATTTTCGCCAAGTCGTCAGTGCTTGCGCCCGTTGCCGTCGCGCCTTTTTGTAGCGTTGGCAACAATTTCATGGCGGTATCGGCTTTCACCGCACCGGAGGCCAACATAGTGTCTAATGCGCCTAAAGCGTCTTCCTTGTTTCCGCCGCCAATTTCTACCGCACTTTTTACGGCATTATTCAGTTCTGCTTTGCCGGCAATCCGTCCCTCCGCGTCACGTTCGGCGAATGCGGTGTTAGCTGTCATCGCAAGAGAGCGATCATAATCCATTTGTTTTTTCATTGGTTGCGCCAACACCATGCCTGCCGCAGTCGCACCCGCTGCTAAGCCTGCAATCCCACGACCAATATTGCCTAAACGTTGCCCCATGGAGACTTTGCCCATTTCCGCGTTCAGATCTGCAATGCGGCGTTTAGTCGCCACAGCGGCGCGGTCTAATTCCCGCCCGGAAGCAATGCCACTGCGTTTTAATTGGTCGTATGCCGCACGGGTGCGCATGATTTCATTTTGGATACTGCGCTCGCTACGCACACCAAGCATTTCGCGGTTGCGTGCCGCTTGTTGGATTTGACGATAGCTTTGCTCTGTCACCTGTGCCGTTTGACGCACCGCTCTTTGTTGCGTAGTAGCGCTACGTTGGGCTTGATTTTCGATATTTTTGGTTGATTTGCTAACACTGTTTTCCATGCTTTTCACCACGCCACTGGCGTAGTCTTTCGCTTTGAGTGTTAAAGAGAGATCCATATTTGCCATTTTTAAACCTTGTTAAATGTCATTTAAAAAGCAATAAAAAAAGGGGCGTTACGCCCCCTTATGTTTACGACGCGTAAAAGTATAGGACGTCGTAGATTCGTCGGTGTGTTGTTGGCTTTTCGCGCCTTGACTCGCTAAATAGCTGTTAATCCATGCGCTGACTTCCGCGTGACACATATTCCAGACATCGCGCGCAGAAAACCCGAATTTCCCCAACAGAATGGTTGCCGAGCGGTAGTTTTCATACGCCTGCCACACTTTGCTGACATTGCGTTTTTTTACGCTTCGTTTGCCGTCTCTTGGTCTGCCGAAACGCCCATGCGCTTTTTTCGCAATTGATTGATTGCATAGTTAATCAACACATAATCATCAGTGGCAAGGTTATCCAACAAGAATGCCGGAGTCACCGCCTCACGCGGAATACCATCAAACTCGACTTGTTGCGCCAAATACGCTAAATCAACCAGCATTTGCTCTGCGGTGCTTAACGTCTCTTTGTCGCTTAACTCAAGGTCGCTGATAACTTCCACCGCGTGGCATTCGCCACCCACGGTCAAAATCTTGACTAACACGTCATGATGTAGCGTGCCGTTATACAGCACGCCAAGTTTCAAACGGATTTTCATTATTCTTCAACCTTGTCTAACGCTACCATTTGCAAATCGCGCATTTTTTCGCTATCTACGGTATAGCTTTCGCCGATTTCTGTTGTAAAACAGCCGGTATATGAGATTCGTTTACCGTTTTCTTCTTCTACACTAATTTTGGCATCCGTCACATTATCCCAATCGGGTTCTGGTGAATTTAAAGGCACCGCAACAGTGATAGATAACGTATATTCGACAATACCTTTTGCAAAGCCTTTCACACGTCCTTTGCGGTTAATAGTTTTCACCGGCTTGCGACCAGTGACGGTGCGAACATCTAACTTGGTTAAGTCAATTTCTTGACCGTCCACTTCGACAATGCCTAAACTGGCAAATTCTTGAGCCATCTATACCTCCTATAAAATTAAATCAACACGGTTGGCGACAATATGCAATCCGTTAACCACATCGGTCGGGATGACACAATCCAAGCGGTTCGGGTCAACACCGTTGCGTTGTACCAACAATTTCGCTTTATGCTGCGCCACGTTTTCCAAGATTTCTTCGTTTTCCAAACGCAATAACACATCTAGGATTTCCGACCGCACTTTATCCGGTGTACGTGCAGACAATTTGGCACGTGGGAAACGCAATTCGATGCGCTGTTCAATCGCTTTACGCGTATAGTCCAGCGTGCGAATGGTGGTTAAATCCAAATAGCTTGGGTCATCCGTATTGGTTGCCGATTTGGTGTAAGTCGTGATTGCGCGCATAATGCGGACACGATGATTTACAACGGTAATCGGGGTTAAACCGTGATATAACGCTTGATTCGCTTCAGTCAATAACGGGGTTTGTGTCGGGTCAACTTCCGTCAAGCCTTTAATTTCAAGGGTGTTTAACGGACGTGCCGGGTCTTCTTCGCCAGCAATCACCGCACCATCCCCAGCCGCAATCAAGGCATGAGATTCGACCGCACCTTTATACCAACCGCACGTAATACGCTCGCTGTTGATTTTTTCGGTATAAGTTGTGCCGGTCGCCATTGACCCACGCCACGCTAACACACCGATGGCAGGTTTTTTCTCAAGCGGCGCAGACACGGATTCTAAATGCTCACGCAAAGCTTTGGCATTTTTATCATCCGCAAACGGCGAAATGATGACGTGGTAATGCGTACCGGCAACACTTGCTAATGCAGAGGCTAAATCCGCATTTTCTGCGCCGTTGGCAAAAGCGGTTGCGGACAATGTCATGTCTTTAGCCGTGTTTGTTGCGGTTAAATTGATTTCATTGCCAATTTCACCTTTACATTTTGCGTTTAAAGTAATCGTGCTTTCATTTACAGATGCCGTTGCCGGGCAATCTGTCGCCCCGTTAATCACAGCGTTTAATCGGGCGGCAACATCCTTGGCCTTTTCGCCGTTTGCCACGGCGACTTTGTAGTCAACACCGGCAATGGTTGCTGTCATAACCCCTTGACTGGTGGCGGTTCCGGTCAACACCAAACTACCGCTTGCCGCGACACCGGAAGAACTATCCGCTAACCCCATCACAGATAAACGGATGAGGGAGTTGTTGGTGATAGCCATACGCGTCATTAAATGCGCCCATGAGCCTGCGCCAAATACTGCTGCCGCATCAAGATCAGAATACACACGCACGGGTTGAGTAAATGCCGTTGCACCGCCCACCATTGGCGCAACAATTAGCACTTCCTGCTCATTCGTTGGCAGTGTAGTTACTGCGCCTTTTGCGTTGTATTCGGTATAAACACCCGGTTTGCGTAAGCTATTCGGGATTTTTTCAAATTCAATGTTAGTCATTGCCTGCACCTCTTTGCTTGCGGGTTGGTTGCACTTCGATTAAGTCACCATCAGCGATTCTGCGCTGATAATAAACGGAATCATCCACTTCAACCGGTTCCTGTTCGATGTAGGCATACGGCTGATTTTCTAAAGGGACTTTCACCCCTGGAGTTGCTTTTACAATCATGTTTTTTCCTTTGTTTTTACACTAAATCCGACCTCGGCATTGTTGTTCGGGTCATATAATTTGCCGTCCACATGCTCAAGGGTTGGCGACGCTGGGGAGAGTTCGGCCGCATAATGGGTAAACACAAAATCAGGACTTGTCGGGTCTTGTGTTTTTTCCGGATACAAACCATCTTCAAGTGGTGCAACATCATCAAATGCCGCCTCGTACTCAATGGCATACGCGGTGACTTTTTCAGTGCGAAATTGTGCATTGTTAAACAACGTCCGAATCGCCAGCGGTTTTAACGGCTTAACTAATCCGCCCAAGCGTTGCGTATCCAGCAAGCGGCGTACCGCATAAATCAACTGATTCGCACCAACCTCGCGTTTATCCACCCCGCCTTGTCGTGCAGCTTGGTTGCTGCGCAATGAGCGCACCGCCACAATGACCACAAATTTAGCAGAGGTGCGAAACGCTGTACCGCGCACTCCCATCGGCTCAATTCGTGCGCCACCGAACGTTACTAACACCATTGGCAAACGTCCCGTACCCAGGCTTTCGTCGTCCAGCTCGCCGCCATAGCTTTTCACCGTGTTAGCAAGTTGTCCCAAGCCGCGTGTCAAGCGGTCAACCAGTGCATTTTCAATTTCGGTTATCACGGCCAAAAATCCTATTGTTCGGATTAGTAAACATCACCACATTGCCATCGCTTTGTTGGTCGTCTTCAATATCAATGCCGAGCGAAATTTTCCCAGCCGCCAAGTCCTCAAGCTCTTTTAAGCTCAATTTATAGCGCGTGATAATCTCGTCAGTAATCGTCACTTCTGACATACTCGCCAAACGATAGCGGGTTAAATCGCAACAAATGCGGGTGAGATTTTGCGGGATTGTCGGCAACGGCAAGCGATAACGCGCACTTAAATAACCGTCGATTTGGCTTGTGCTGTCAGAGAGCGCAATGGTCAGCACGCTTTCATTCACTACGCCTTCGCGGTCACGGTCGGTCAGTTGGATTGTCTGAAACTCCCCGATGCGCAAAACGAAATCTTTTACCGTTGCATACATGGCTTAATCCTCACACACCGGGACAAGCTCTAACCAAGGGTCTTCCGCCAAGGTTAAGGTTTGTTCCGCCGTTAAGTCATCCGCTGCGATGTAAACCTCATCGGTTTTGTTAAAGCGATAACCGCAACGACCATAGGTTGCTTGAGGATGGATTTCACGCAATTTAATCGAATAACCGATAGGCACAATCACTTGCCCTTCTTTGTCGTCCGATTCATCGTGTTTTTCGACCGCACTTTTTGGCGCACTTTCGGCGTCATCCGCACCGTTTTCGGTTTGGGCTTGCACCTTTTCTTCCAGTGCTGTTTGCCCGTCTTGCGTGACGTCGTCTTTTTGGTTTTTCTTAGCCATAATTAACTCCTAGGGCGGTTTCCCGCCCTGATTGGTTATTCTTCGATGATTTGTGATGACACAATCACTTTCAATCGACCTTTTAAGATATTGGTCGTGCCATTGATGATGTCGCCCTCGCAAATTTGTCGTGCCTGGAACTCTAATGCCGGTGGCACTAAAATCACATTCGGACGAATGTTCAATAACTTGCCACCATCACCTTTTAAGGATTGCATTTTGGCAATCACTTTCATGATGTTTTCAGCATTAAGTTCTGTTTTCTCAACACGGTGGGCAAGTTGCCAAAAACCAAAACCGGCAGCACCACGTGCACGCACACCCCATTCGTAAATGTCTTCGTTAAACACGGTGTCGGACTTGGATGGATCAAACTTCGTTTCGATTTCCGGTGCTGTGCGCTCTTGCCAAATCAATGGTTTAATCGCATTGGTGGTGTCGAAAATATAAAACGTTGGTGCTTCTGTTTTCGTGCCGGTGGTGATATTGCTTTGCTCTTTGCTTGAGCCTGTGCCGTCCACGTTGTCAAAAACAGGGTGGTCAGTGTCAAAGTAATTTTGGCCGTCATAACACAAAGTCGTTTTACCGGCTTTTAACAAACCGAACACCAAATCATCAGGTAATTCAGCCGCACTTTGTGCCGCTTGCTGCACCATCGGACGGAATAAGCCCACTTGGTCATCTTCAATATCAGTGCGCGGAATGCCCACAGTACTTTCATACAGTTTATTTTCGATGCTGGTGCCTTGGGCTTGCATTGCTTTACGCTGACGTTTGTTTACCCATTCCACCATTTTCGGGAATTGACCTAAAAAGCCGTAGGTGTTCACTTTGGTGTTGGATGACACTTTCATCGCAATTAAATCCCACTGCGGTTTAATCAAACCTAAACCGGCAGCAAAGTCTTTTTTAAACTGGGTTTCAATCGCTTTTAAAACTTCGGATTTCTTAAACATTATTTTTGCTCCTTGTGTTCTTTGATAAATTCGGCTTCGGTCATGCCTAATGCACGTGCTGCCGCTTGTTCCGCTGCGCTTAATGCCACCACATTGCCTTTATTCGGGTCTTCGTTCGCTTGATGACCGCCCGCTAATGCGGCAATCGGTGCAGCTTTATCCAAATAACCGGTTAATGCTTCGATACTTAGGCTTTCCGCCCAATCTTTTAACGCAGGCGATAACTTGCCTTGTGATAAGGCGGCCTGAATCAACGCATCTTTTTTATCGGTCTCTACCGAGTTTTTAAGTGCATTAAAATCAGCCTGTAATGCGGCGACCTGTTCCACCGGCACGAATTTAGCCGGGTCAGGTTTGCCTGCCTGCGCAGTGAGTGCTGCGACAGATTGTTCTTTTTCGGCTAATTTGGCATACACATCTAACAGTGCGACCGGGCTGTCACCTTTCGCGGCTGAAAGTGCGGTCACTTTTTCGGCAATTTCCGCTTCGCTGGCGTCTGCTTTTAATGCAAGCAACGCGCACAAGGCGGCTTGTAATTTTTTGTCCATTGCTGGCTTTTCCTTTTGTTGATTTAAAAGTTGCACACTGGCGGCAACCATCACTTCGTCCATACCATCTAAAGCGGGGTTGTTAGTCAGTGCAGCGTGAAAGATTTTGCGAACATAACCATTCGTGTCATAAGCAAACACGGCAGAGATATAACGATATTCGCCATTTTTGATGTATTCCGCAGCCTTGTCTGTCCAACGGACATCAGCAAAAATCCCTTGCGGGTTAAAATAGAGATATTCCATCCAACCTGCGCTAGGCGCCTCTTTGCCGTTTTGCTGGGAATGTAAGATTTGGTGTTCGTAGTCAATGGGTAGGGGATTTTTCTGACTGTTAGCTAATGCCACAACGTCAGCCCCGTTCGTATCGGTTACATACCATGCCTCCACATCTGTCGGTCTGCCGTCAGTAGCTCTAAATTTGCCATAAGGCAAAAGCTGGATGCGTCCATACTTCGCTTTGTCAATTTCAAAACTACAGGCTGCAAGGGTGAGTTTCATTCGTAAAAATCCTGAAAAGTTAATCTAGGATTCCAGAATAATGGATTGGCGGTAATGAAAAGAGTGGAGCGTCTTCCACACTCCCCTCTAGGTTAGAAATTTTTGAAAAAATGAATTTTGATGTTGTATTTTATCTTAAACCATTTTTAAAACCTTTTTAAATCCTTTTAAATCGTTTTAAAAAAAATCATTCGATAAATCGCCCCTATAATCATAAAAACGCAAATACGCGCGATTTAGGACGGTTTTATGTTTTATTTAACTACACTCCGAAAATAGGCTTGCACATCCTCCAATATATCGTCTTCGTCTTGCGGGGTTAAAACCAAGAACGGGCGGGCAGGAATATCCACTTTTCGACCGCGTCCGGCTTTACCACCAAATTGATGAATTGCCGCGTAAGGTTCGTTGGTACCGACCTCTGCGCTGTCATTATCATAATAACTTGTGATACTGTTCATCAGATTTTCTGTATCAACTAGCGGCGTGCCTTGGCGATATTTCAGTCCTAGCCACTTCGGACGGCCACCTACGTCAAAGTTTTGCAACACTGCCGATTCCATTGTGCCGGCAATGCTACGCATTATCGGTGTACGGTCTTGCGCGGCATTTGCTAACCGTTCCAGTATTGTCGCAATCTGTTGCACATTATTAATTTCAATTTCGATCATAAGCGTTGCTTTTCAAAGTAAACAGGGGTATATTCGGCTTACGCACCATTTGTTGCAGTGAATCTCGGCAACTGCTAAACGAAGGGGTGAAATAGACCCGGGAAATACGTGTGGGGGTGTCCGAGTCCCACCTGATGGTGCGCATTAGTCTCGTCTGAATGACTGCATGTAAATTTCCTTCGTTTTTTCAAGAATCTTAATCACCGCAACATATTTTTCACCATTGAATGTTTTATAAAACTCAAAATGGTTGCCTTTGCTCGATTTGATTTCATCGGGCGTATGAAGAACATCAGGTAATTTTTCGTAGGCCTCCGCACCGAATTGACCGAAACGGTGTACAATTTGTTTCACCATTGAATCATCCGAAAGCCAAACAGTTTTAAGTTCTGTACCAATGATTTCTCTTGTCTCATTAGTCAACAAACCGGCAGCAAATTTGAAGTTTTTCGAATACTGATCACGTAACTCTTGTAACAAGTTCTCGCGCGCCTGTCTGCCTTTTAGTGCGTGATAATGCGGAATATGCGGCTCTAAAAAATCAGATAACTTCGCATAATCCGACTTAAATTCAGCCCCTTTCATTTCCGCTTTGGCAAACTGATGCGCCAGCTTTTCTGGGTAAAGATCTAAATTCGGCTTATAGTTGAGTCGTCCAACATTGTAATCAAAGCCTTTATCCGTTACTCGTACCGTACCATCCGGTAATTTAAAGCCAATGGTTTTTTCACGGTTTCCTGCTTTATCGGCTGGGCGTTCCACCTCAACTAAAAATTCACTGCTGTCATCTGGCTTATTCATGCCACGGCGTTTCAAATCGCGGTCGGATAATGCAATCACCGAGCAACGACAATTAAAGCCGTTCGGTGGGTAAAAGGTCGCCCAAAACGGGTCGTCATAACGATAAATCTTACCGCTTAACGCTAAATGCGCAGGGCGGGTTCTTTCGTCGCCTACGGCGGAATATTGCCAGTAGGGGCGATTGTCCACATTATCCCGCATGCGTTGATAGCGGGCAGCAGAATAAGCAGACTGCATATTCACTCGGTAAATCGTATTTAAACGGCGGGGCGTGCCAAAATATTCGCCCGTTTTCGGGTCAGCCAATAAATTCCCATCTTTCCCACGGCTAATACTTTTATCCTTGCCAAATACCCAGCCCTTGCGCTCAAACTCACCAAGCAATTCTTTTTTCCATTGATTAAATCCCTTGCCGTCGCGCATAGCGGTTTCCAACGACTGATAAATGTCTTTGGTCATTTCAAGACTAGACAAGCGTGCAATAGTCGTTGCACGGGCTAACGCGCTGTCTTGTAAGTCTTTCACAAACACTTTCCCCGCCAGCATTTTCTTCTGACGGAGGAATTCAATGGCTTCTGTCGGCTCCATGCCGATGGCGAATTTAGGTGCGTTAGGCATTGGATGCCCCCAATAAATCCGCCAAGAATAAGGCACTGGTTAAATAGCGTTCGTGGGCTTCTGAGGTTAAATCAGGGTAAAGCTCCGCCAGTTTATCACTGGCTTCTTCAAAGCTGTTACAGGCTGATAACACTGCCACGGCTTTTTGCACCATTGGATCTAATTGTTGGTTAAAGTCAACCTGTGTCATGCCGTTATCTAACAAGCTATCCAACAAATCCTGTTCCGTTTCGTTCTTATTGCCAGCGGACAACGCCACGTGCGTACCTTTACCCAAACACTCCGCACACTGACACCCCACCACGTGGGCAGAAAGTGCGGTAGATTTTCCCGGTGATTTTAAATCTGGATTAAAATCGTTTTGAACGGCTTTTAAAACCACTTCGCCGTCTTGTGCTTCTGGGATGCCTAACTTGTCTCGCGTCCACTTTTCGGGGATTTGCACACCAATCCCCACCAATTTAGGGATAGCGTCCGCAAAGGTGCTTAAATCGTCGTATTTTTTGGTGTCAAACTCAAAATATGGCACTCTGTGCAAGGCAATATTAGGGTCAACATTAATCTGCAAATAAGGCAGGATAATTTGCTGTGTAATGGTCTGCGCCACTTGTTTAGCGTCCGACACCAACAAATCACGGCGCACCTCATTATGTACGTTACCTAGCGCATTAGTTGAGCTTTTTCCGTCTGCGCCTGATGTGAGTGTTTGCCCCAAAATCAGGCGGGCAATGGATTTTTCGCACCAGTCCGTCATCTGTAAAAACGGATTATTGGTGGCGGTGGTATTTGCCGCATTATGCAATTCAACGGTCATAGAGTCAGGCATAATCCCTGCGGCGTTATGTCCGATTTGTGCAAGTGCGCGTAAGAGTGTGCGTTTTTCCTCATTGGTTGCACCCGCACCATATTTACCAATACGAATCGGCATACCATAAAGCTCTAAAAACTCGGCAAAATCCCGCACGGAATAATGCTTAAACATATAAAGCCAAGCTAGGGTGCGGAATAAGCCCATTCGAGCTAATTGCACCGAGCGGGACTTGTGCGAATGCACCACCCAGCCGAACTGTCTTAATGGCTCGCCCATGGGATTGGTTGGCGTTTTTAATAATAAATTGTCATGTTTATCTAACTTAAACCAAGACTGAGGCCGTGGGATAAAGTTATGCGGAATATACTTACCGTTTTCCAATTTCCACTCAATTTCGATGGCGGAAAAACCATGTCCGACTGAGTCCATCATATCCATAAGAAGGTTTTCAAGGTTTGGATATTGATAAAACAACTCGTCAATTTCGGTTTGGAGTTTTTCTTCTGCCGGTGTCGCATTGCGTGGTTCAGCAATGCGCCAATCCAGCGTCAAAATCGCCCTTTTGCGCGTCTGAATATTCGCACCGATGGCACTGTCTTGTTCTTCGATGTCCATAAATAATTCGTGCTGCGCTGTAATATCGCCTTTTTCCGCGTCTTCTAAAATGCTTTTCAGTTTCGACGGGGTAATGCGGTTGCTCGGGTGGTCTGAAAAAACACGCCCATTAGCTGTCACCATCGCTTCATCGGTTTGGGTCGGTTCGGTTTTTGCCCCCACCAATGTTTTAAATTTTTCCCAAAATTTCATGTTTAACCTCGCCAAATGCTATATAAATCATCTTCCGCATCAAAATCATCATGCCCCAAGTCTTCATCGTTTAAGCCTATCCACTCAATCGGGGCAGAACTCGTCACTGCATTACGCCATAGCATTTCTAATGCGTCTGGGCCATCATCATGATCAGCTTTTGGAAAATGTCTTAACTGTGATTCAAGGGTGGATTGTGAGCGGTGTAATAAAATTAACCCATTGGCAATATGCGGTTGCAAGCTCTCAATGCGAAGCATTTTGTCACTATTGGGTTTTGTTGCCGTAGCAGGCACAGGTTTTCCGCGCGCCGCTGAACGTTTAACCAACTCGGTTTTTAAAAATTCCTGGAACTGTACTGTCTCTACAAACCAACGATGGCAGTTATACTGTGTATGTAGGCGAATAACGTCCTCAATAATTAAATCGGGTAAACGCTTTTTAATCTGCGCTTCAACTACATACAATTTGCCAGTTGCTCTGTGATAGCCGCCAACCAAAATCGCAGACGGGTCACGGCTTGCACCTGCTTTACCCAGTGATGGGTCAACCGCACCAAAATAAATCAAGTTATTAGGTAACTCTGTCCAATAATGGAGACTATTGGCAAAAATCGCGTCATCGCCACTAACCGGGTCATTTTGGTACTCTGAATCAAAAGAAGCGTGTCCATCTGATGCACGAATCTTCATTAAATACAGAATCGGACGAGCAAGCCAAGAAACGACAGCGCCTGCATCCATGTCTGCTTTATGTTGTTGATAGAACAAATCAGAAAGCGTGTCATCGTCCCCATCTTCGGAAAGATAAATATTTTCCCATTCGTCCCATAACTGCATATTGTCCGGCATACGTAAAATGGCTTTGAAACGTACCCGACGCCATCCTTTAGTGTTTAAAATACGGTTTAATACACTGTCATAATGAAGAATGGTTCCTACATAAATCACATCAAATTTTTCACCTGGCGCACCAAGTTTTAATACTGCATTTAAGATCCATTTATGCAATTTATTACGTTGTTCAGGTGTTTCTACTGTTTCGTCGTTTTCGACATCATCTAGCACAACCAGATCTGGGCGGTATGCGCCATGACGACGACCACGTAATTTTTGCCCCGCACCAACCGCTTCAACCTTTTGTCCTTTTGCCATCATAATTGCACCGGCGCGCCAAACTTTTCCCGGTGCTACTTCTGGAAAATCAATAGAAAGGCGGGGATTTGATTCAATTTCAACTTTAATGGCTTCTAACATGCCATAGGCTTGCTCTTTGGTATCCATAGCAATAATAATGTAATTTTTAAGGTTACATACCATGCACCAAAGCGGGAATAATTGCGTACAAATAGTGGATTTCGCCTCACCGCGGGGTGCGGCAATAGCTTGTCGAACGGATTTATCTGTTTCTTCAACCGAAAGCGGAAGATTTTTAAACAGATATTCGTGTAACTGGGATTTATGTGGAGAACGTACATAATGCGGAAAATAGGCTTGAACAAAATATTCAAACCCTTTTTCTTTATCTAAGACTTTCTGACGACGCTCTGCAATCGCATGTGGTTTATCATCCCAACCTTCAAAATTTGCTTCGATATTGCGCTGTAATTCAGCACGTAGTTGTTCGAGCTGCTTCTCGAAATCTTTGTATTTCATCTATAACATTACCGCAATAAATAAAAGCCAGCCCCAACCTTTGATACCGGCAGCCATTAACTTAAATGCACATACAACGCAGACAAATTGCACAATCCAGCGGAAATAGTAATGCTTATGCACAATGGTTTGATTTTGCTTTTCCATCACTTAAACTCCTGCTTAACAATGTTTTCTAAATCATCTAAAACAGACAAAAAAGTAGGCAATAAGTCAGGATGTTTAGTTTTGATTAGATTAGTTACCATCTCAATAACTTTCCATGCTGTTGCTAACTCTGACACCTCTGGCAATAACCGCTTACTGCTCGCCACCATTTTCGAGTAGCTATCACCCAAACCTTGGATCAGTTTAGCTTTATCGCTTACAGGCAAATCTTCCGCATGGCGTAGCTCTTCCATTGTTTTCTCAAAGTAGATCACAAACGTGGTGAGCATACCGCGCGCCACGTCTTCCACTTTTCCGCTTGCCATGGTGTTGGCGTCGCGTACCGTGTCCCAGTTGTCTCCGCGGGCTTCCGCTTCTTTTTTCCAACGGCGAGCGGTGTTGTACGATACACCGGCTTTTTCAGCTGCTTGTTCAAGCGTCAGGCAATCAAACACATAGTAACGGCGCACATACGCCTTGGTTTTTTCATCGTGTGCCATCATCAGCCCCCGAATTTCGCTTTGATGAGCTCAAAGCCAACTGAGACCACCAAACCGCCTAAACCGCCAGCCATGACGGATTTAATGCCCAATTTATCCATGCGGGTTTCCAACATTTTTAAACGGGCGTCAATATCGTCCACGCGGACGTCCAGCTTGTCGATTTTGCGACTAACTTCACGGGTTAAATCTAAAATTTGGTCTAACTTTTGGTTGGTTTTGGCTTGTTCGGCTTTCTGTTCCAACCGTTTTTGTTCTCTTGCCGACATTATTTATCCGCCTTTCTGTCGAGTTTTTCGGTAATAGAGTTAAGTTGTTTAGTGATAGCATCTAATTTTTCCATCACGTTCTCATTGACGATGTTAGAGACTTCTTTCGAGAGATAATCCCGTTTCACTTGGTCGACCTCGTCATGCAGCTGTTTAAACTCACCATCTAACCGTTTAAACCAAAGTCCAATAAAAAACACCGCAATGGATACTAATGCGTTAAACACCATCATGCCGTTAATGTGCACTTCCATTTTCACCTCGCTGACAAATGGTTCGGTATGTATCGTTATGCACTTTAATTTGACGTAAGGTTTCGGTCGTATCTTGGCGACTTGCGGAGATCACTGAAAAACCCGCACAGCTTGCATTAATCACGGAGATCCCCTGACTTGTGCAACTCATTAATAAGAGTGTCACGGTCAGCATTGCGACTGTTTTCTTCATTTTTCTTTCTCACTTCAAAATGTTTCACTTGAGTTTCGGCGACGACTTTCTGCGTTTGTAACTGCGCATTGGTTTTTAATAACTGCTCAATCTCACGGTGTGCACGTTTGAGCTTAAATACCACATAACCACAAATACCAAGTGCAGCAGCTGAGCCAATTAAAATCATCTGTAACGTCATTAAATCCCCCTTGGTCTATCCGTTTGTTCCGGTTCGACATAAACTTCGCCAGTAATCGGTTCTTCCGGCTTGGTTTGTTTGGCTTGATATGCCATTACAGCGCCCTTAGTTGCCGCTGAGCCACCGCAAAAACAAGCAAAATAAAAAAACAAATCAGTGACGGCAGAACGGTCAAGATAAACGGCGTAGATCAATACACCAGCCATGACTAAAAAGCCGAAAAATTGAATAAAACCTGTCGTACTCGCACGACCATCACTATTGGTAAATAATTCAAAAAACTTATTCATCTGCATAACCTCCACATAATCACTTCAGCTGGCGTTGGTTTGCCGCGAAAGGCATAACTCCATGCGTTTTTACTATAAAAGTGCGGTCGATTTTTCGGGAGTTTTTTGGTTGTTAAGACTCGGTTTTGTAACCAATTAAAAACACGTTTAAACACGCCTAAAAATTTAAACTTCATTATCAATCGCTCCATATTTAAGATTACCCGCCACACGACGCACCCAGCCTTTACCAAAGGTCGCAAAATTGCTGAGTTTGCAATAAAATTCAAGGCGTTCAGCGTTCAAGCGCATAATGACGTCAGAAATAGCCATTTTTTTAATAGCGGCAATCGTCATATTGCCAATAATGCCGTCATCCGCCACATTCACCGCACGTTGCAACATACGGCTTGCATTGCCTAATCCATGGTTTACCGCTGCATCAAAAAACTGGAAAGCCACCGCATCAGGCATCTTGTCGCATTGATAACGTAACCAAAATGCGGAGTAGTAGATTTTATAGGCTTGCTCACGCGTCATTGCTCGCATACTGCCTTGATAACCGTTTGCCTGAGCTGTACGTTTAGTGATTCCCCAGTTGGTTTCGCCGCCTGGGTCTCTTGGGTCATTAACGTAGCCGCCTTCGTGACCAATTAAGCGGTTAAAGATTTGTATAAAAGTTAAAGACATAAAAAATACCCTCAATCGTTGATATGATTGAGGGTATTCTGAGTTAAATTAAGTTTAATTAATTGGGGAAGGACTTCCACACGTCTGCTTGCTTTAAAATAACGCCGCTTGTTGATATTGTGGAGATTGATGGGTTCGTACAATTTCCCAGGCGTGGCGATCTGACAGATTGTATTTAGAGCAAAGCTCAGGCATTGCCGTACGGCCACTTTTCTTTTCGGTTTGCGTCATATAGTCAAAATCCGCTTTCAGGCGTTCGTTACGCAGCAAGCGCAGGGCAACCTCACAACGTGGGATATAGACTTCTTCGGCTCTAAAATAATTACGCAATTTTATCGCATTCTCTGCGCCAATTAAGGATTTCAAGCGCGGAAAATACACCGCGCCATCAGTAAACAGAAATGTCGTCCCGCCGAATTGATTAATAATCTTTTCGATATCCGCAAACCCGACTAAATCTACCATTTCTAACACGATTTCAGGTAAATAACCCGCAACACTTTCAAGCTCAGACTGCATAAAATTTCCCCTTTGTGACCATTTAGGCGGATTGTCGCACGGAAATTTCAAAAAGCAGGTTTCTACACTAAAAAAAATTAAAAAGCCCCAACTTAATCGCTGAGGCTGAATAATTATTTACGACTTTATTTTTTTAATTGCAATACTTGTGGCAGTAGCTGCAATGTCATCTTCCATGCTTTTTCAGATTCATCTGGCGACAATGCTTTGCAATCTACATATTCGTTGCCATAATCGCTGGTATCAGTTTCATTTTGTGCCACAATTAATGTTATTTTACGCAATGCGCAGCCTGCAATCGGATTAAGATCATGGCCGGCAGATCCATTTTTCATAGAGTATGCCGAATTACGGAGTGCTTGATAATCTCCCTGTAAGGCTTTATTTAGTTCTCCTTTGGCTTTATCTGTCATCGAAAAGGCCGAAACAGAAATTAAGCCACATACCATAGCAATTAATAGTTTTTTCATTATTTTTCTCCAATAAAAAAGGCTCCATAGGAGCCTTTAATTTACGCTTAATTTGTTGTTATGCAACTAATTTTTAGCTTTCTGTTTTCTTCGGTCATACACTGCCAACATTTGTATCACTTTTTTCAACTGCCATACCTCCAACCAATGCACAAAATCTATACCAAATGCTTTTTTAGCCATACTGTCTGCGTAACTCTGTGGCAGTCCGTATTCTGTTAAAAGTGCGGTTATTTTTGCCATATATTTCGCTTTATCTGCCCTTGGTGCGGGACGTTTTGGCGCATTTTTCGCACTAAACACCACGCCTTTTGCTTTTATGGCACGCAATACTTGCATCAATTCAGCATCTGTCATCACGGTGCAACTGTGTTTATCCACCGTGTCCAACAAAAAGCGTTTATATTGGTCATCGGTCATTTTAAGCATGCCTTTGCCGATGTGGATCTTTTGGATCATCTGTTTACGGGTTTGTGGTTGCATTTTGTTCCTCTTTCCATGCTTTCCAGACTAAATATTCTGGCATATTCTTAACAAACTCCAATTTACCAATAGCCGCATAACGTTCGATATACTGTATTGCCGCTGTCCGTTTGTCTTCTGCTAATTTATCCACATTTTCGACCGCGCTTTTGCCCTGTTCATTACGCACCACGGCAAATAACGGTTTAGCCCCCTCATACACTTTTTTAAGATAGTTATGATTGGTTAGCGCCACCACGTTTCGGGTCTCACGACGGTTTTTCATCACGCCATTGGTGGTTTCCGTGAGCGCATGGGACAACAACGGACTCGGCTGATACATATCTAACACTTCGCGCATTAATTTAAGCGCACGGCCGTTAGATAACGCCGCTTTCTCGGGTCTAAATAGGGCAATATAACTCACCAACGCACGGGCATTATCGCCGCGTAAATTGGTAATAATCCCCAACATCTCACGCCCGGCATCATCTTCCAACAGAGCATCTAAATGGATGTCGCTGTGGCAAACCGGACAACGGCATAATTTCACTTTTAAAACTCCTTTAAACTAGGTTTAAAACACATTATTCAGCCCACTTCATCTAACTTATTCCCCTCTTTTGTAAAGAGGGGTTAGGGGAGATTTAATGGACTGTAAATGGGTTTTAGTCTTGAGGTAAATCTAATTCTGGTCTCCAATACAAAATCTCATCAAATGAGACATTTACACCATAACCAATGTTTTGGTCATAACATTCAAGTTCCCAATATTTTCGATTGCCTTCAAACCTTAAGGCGGCGAAATAACATGACATATCATCATCTAACACTAATACTCTTTCTGCGCGTTCAGGCAACCGCTGAGAACACTTAATCCATCCATTGTTTTCGCTCATTATTTAATCTCCTCAAGTCTCAAATTTAAAGTTTTGTTGTAGTAGTTAAACGCGTCTTTAAACAGTGCTTTGCTATTGATATATTCCCGCGGCGATATTGGCACGGTCGGAAATTTGTCCAAAAATCGCCAATGCTCAGCGAGCTCCGCAGGAGTTTGGATAAACGCTTGTTTTTCCGCTTTTAATGCCAAAATATCAGCGGTTTTGACGACAATCTCCATTTCGGCTTTGATGCGTATCTTAAATTTATCTCGGATAACCATTTCGAATGCTTTTTCGATTTTTTTGTAGTCCGGCAATAATTGTTTTAACGGGCTGGTAACATCTCCCAAAAAAGCCTCTTGGGCGTCGTGCATCAAAACTGCAAAAGCGGTCATATCATCAACTTTCAAGCACGTTTTAGCTATTGTCCCGGCAAAAACACTGTGATCAAGCACGGAATAATGCACATCTAATTTGCCACCGAATCGTGGAATCATTGCTAAATGATGAATAATGTCATCAATATGAATGTCGCTATTTTGTGGGTTGGCAAAGTCGATTAAACGGTTGCCATGTGTGATAAATATGCTCATTTTCACTCCTTTTTTACCTTGATTTTTATATCATTTTCGCCATCTTGATGATGTCTAATCGTTACTTCGTAACCATCAACCCCAGTTTTTCCATCATCCTTCCACTTAATAACCGGTTCCGGATTAACATGCACAAAAACACCAAGCTCTTCGATAGCTATTTGTTTCTTTTGTATAAATGTTTTGCGAATAGCAAACCAATGGATAAAATCAGGCAAGAAACGATTAAACTGTTCTTCGGTTAACTGCAAAAAGTCTTCAACTTTTCTAAACTCATAAATTTTGTCACTCATTTTCTCACCCCCAACTTAACCGTCTCTTTTCCATTTACACCGTGATTCAGCGTAACTTCTTTTCCTTGTTTATAGCCTTCACTTTGCGCCAAACCGTAGTCTTTAGAGTTTCCTTTCTCACGTATTTTGGTTTCGCTCCATTTCTCTTCCTTAAACGCTTCTGCTTTATAAGTTTCCATTTTTTGCTTTTCTTCCGGTGTCATTGCAAACTGTTTCACGTTTTGATTCACGCCGACAACCCAGCCTTCGCAAAAAGAATCTCCCCGAGCAATCAGCGTGCTACGTTTTAGATGCTTACTTTGCGTGTCTAAAAACGCTTTGCGCGCCGCTTGTAATCGGCGATATAACACATCAAAACAGTAAGATGCGATTTCAGGGCGTTCTTCTGCGCCGTAAAATACAACGTGTATTTTGTTTTCGCCGTAATCGTTGCCTGGGTAAGCGTTAGATAAATAACCCTCAACTCCAAACGCTTTTGTAATCACAGAGATCAGCATGTGTACATATCTGGCGGATTTCATGGCGGTTTTCTGCTTAGCGTGAGATTGGCTAAATTCAACTTGTGACTGATTAAGCTGATTTTCCGCCATTAGTTTTTGCGCCATTGCCAGTGCACTTGCCGCTTCGTGTGGGTTGGTTGACTTACTCAACGCCAACAGTTTTTTAATTTTTCTGAGCAGTTTGTCTTGTTCCATATTTACCCCAACACCGGCGTAATCCGCCATGCCACACTTTTCATTTCTCTGCTTGCCGCCTGCAACAGCAACAAGCATCCTTTTTCGTCATCATCCAGCCACATTTCTTTCGCACCCTCTATTTGCTCCATAATCTGTGCCAGTTGCTCGGTGACTTGCGCTTTCTTTTCGCTCATACTTCCTCCACTTCAACCACATCATCAATTTCTGTAATGGTGTGCGGCAGTTTATTGACATCACACACATTTAAATCACACATATCTAACACTTGTTCATTGCTTTCGGCTTCAATAACCGCTTCAACTAAGCAATAAAATCGCGCCACATACTTAGCCATGCTTCACCTCCGGTCTTCTGCTTGGATTTTTGACATAATGCGCACACATCTTTTGGCGGTTTAATGCCCATTCTTCATTTTCGCTTTTTCGAGCAACAATAGCCGCTCTCTGCCAGGCAGCCTCAGCAGTTGCCATGCACCAGCACGCTCCATTTCAACAGCTAACGTGCTAAAATCTTTATAGGTTCGTAGTTTTTCCATACATGCTCCTTAGTTGTTAATGATTAAAACCTATTACTAATGCCCCTCATCCCGTCCCCCTCTTTTGTAAAAAGGGGGTAGGGGAGATTTAAAGGGCATTTAAATAAGCTTTAAACCCCCGCCACATCCAGCGCAATCGGCACATACTTGTCGCTGTCGCCAACGCGCTCATATATCCGCACATACGCTTTACTGCTTACCACTTGCACGCTTTCGCTAATGGCTTGCATGGCACGTAACCAACGTGGGTCTTGGATTTCTACGCGGCGCAAACCTAAAATGCGTGATGTGTTCAGGTTGCCTTCTTTGTCCACGTTAAATGCCCGCTCAATCAAGGCTTTCAGCTCAGGGCGTGAGCCTTCGCTCCATTCGTTTAAGCATTCATCAATCAACACTTTTGCTGCTTGGATACGCTCGTCAAATTGCAAACTCTCATTGATGGCGCGTTGGATTTTGTAACGTCCGTCATAGCTAAACAAGGTGACATTGCCTTTGTTTCCGCCCACTTTCGCGCCGTATTTCTCGGCGGAAAGCTCAATAAACGCTCCGATGTCGCCAAAAATGCCGTCTTTAAACACGCCGATGTCGCGGTTCAATGCTTTTGCTTTTGTCGCCCATGCCTGCACTAGCTCGTCACGCTCTTTATCGATGTCACGCACAAGATTATCCGGTGTTAATGCGCCTGTTGCGTCGCGCCAGTATGTTTTACCTTCAATCATCACTTTCATGGTTTAAACCTCTTCTTTACCTAATTTAATTACGATTAATCTGTTGCCTTTGTTACGCTTTAGGATCGCTTCTGACCCCATCGCATAAAGTGTTTTTTTTCTAATATTAAATTTCTTTGCTAGTTCTTCCGCCGTGCCGTCGCCTAGATTCTCTTCTCCGCGATATACGGCGTAGATTTGACGATATTTAGGCACCTCTCCCCCTTAAGCCCAATAGACCATAACGCCTTGTTCATTTGCCACGTTTCGCACAATATGCACGCCATTTTTGACGGTGGTCATTTGCACGCCTTTTTCCTGTAATCGACGGCTCGGGTTTAAAATCACCATTTTTGGAAAACGGCCGTCTTTACTTTCAACGATTTGTACGCCTTCACGTCTTAACGCATACGCTACGCGGTTCATTTGTTCGCTCATTTGGTTGCTCCTTTGGTTTAATTAGTTGATTAACATGCCTGCGTAAGAATTGATTAACTTCTCGTCAATCTGTTTGCCGTGCATTTCTGCCACTCGGATCACGCCGCGCATCAATTTCGTTAAACGGCGCGCATTGCCGTGGCTGGCTTTAAATAGGATTTGGTTAAATTCATCCGTACCTAAGCCGTTTTCGGCTAATTTGTGGATGTCGTCTTCGCTTAATTGATTGCCTAAATCGCAAGCCAAGCCCACTCGGCTATAAAGTTGCGCCAATTCGCCGTATTTTCCTTTTAAATTCACTAATAGGCGCGGCATACCGGCAAGCACCACACCACACCCGGTCAGGTCGTGAATGCGGCGGATATACTCAAGGCTTTTGGTGCTTAACAATTCCGCTTCATCGACGATGATTAAGCGGCCTTCGCCCAGTTTTTCCGTAATACGGGTAAACAATTCATGGTTTGCGCCGACTTCGTTTAACCCCAACTGGTGGCAGAGGTTTTTCAGCAATACTTTCGGGCTACAACTCGGTTCCACTTCGATAAAAATTGTTTCAGGGTTTTGGCTGACATACTGTTTTAATGCCTTGGTTTTGCCTAAACCTGCCGCACCATAAACCACACTAATTTCGCCTTCGACATGGGCAATATGCACCACATCAAGGCAACGTTCTGCGGCATAAGTCGGCACAAATTCGCTGTTAAAATTGCGCTCAACCACTTTGTCTTTTTCGCGACGGATTAAGCGTTCCACTGCTTCGTCGATGTCTTTGGTCACGCCTTTATAAATGCCTTTTAAATACTGACTGATAACGGCGTTGGACTTGCCGAGGGCTTTTGCCACTTGTGTTTGGGTTAGCCCTTTCTGTTGCATAAATCTTGCAAGTTGTTCTTTCATGCTAATGCTCCTGTATTTGTAATTAATCTTGATGCGGTGCAAATTAAATTGCCTTTTAAGCTATAAACTTCTAAAAAGTCTTGTTTTGGTCTAATTTCAACCAGCTTTCCTTTATATTTAATCAGCTGATAAGAAAAGTACTCATTACGCTTGTACCCAATTCGCCCTTGGTGGACGTATCTCAGAATGCGTTCTTTCATTATTTAACTCCTGCAATCTTGCGTTGTTGGCGTCTCATTTCGCTTGGCAATAACGGAATTTCTTCGTCATCATAAAAGCGGTTAACTTGTTTTGCGCGTAAGCTATGTAATAGCTCTGCACCTTGTTGATGTTCGATCGTAATAACCGGATTTAACTCGTCTAAAATCTCATTTTCACGGTGTTTAATACGGTTTAATCTACCTTTCGCGCGGTTTTCACGTTGTTGTTCAACCATAGGTACCGGGAATGCGGCTTTCTTGTGTGCCTCGAATTCAGCGTTACAGATAAAACGACCATCTAACGTGCGCACCTGCACAAAATCCGCGTTGTGAATATCCACACCGACCTCCACTTCTTTCCCTTGATGGTTTAGCAGTTCAAGGTGGAAATATTTGTGGTTTTTCCACTCAATCAGTCCGCGTTTCGTCACCCGTTTAAAGTGCGGGCGCTCAATGTCGCGTAATTCCACGTCGGAAAGGTAAACAATCAGTTCTGGATTAGTTACGCGTTCATACTTGACAGCAGGAGTGCAACGAATTTCAGAGTGCACATGCTCGTTGTTGTACCAATCAATCACTTCTTGGATACCAACCATCAACTCTTCCCAACTCACCAGTTTTTCTTTCGCTTTGCGTTGTAACGGCGTTAAAACCGCCCCTTTTTTCGCATTGGAAAGGGAAATCATGGATTGCAACATCCGTCTTTTGCTATCAGGGTCTGCATCCGCCCCGTAATAGGTTGGAAAACGTTGTGCAATGCGTTTACCGACGGTTTTATTTAAGCGTTCAATAATCCCTCGTCCTTGCGGATTACCCGCAATCCCAGTGGCGTGATAAATGCTAAAGCGAGGTAAAATCCCAGTTACTTCGGCATCAAGTAAAATATTTTTCTCACCGCCCCCGTTATCGGAGTAATAAATACAAGGTAAACCATGCTGAGAAATGGCATGGCGTAAAGCGTCCAACACTGCAAAAGCACTTTCAGATAACGCCAACGACCAACCCACAATTTTTCGGCTTGCACCATCAATAATCATGGTTAATTCAGGCGTAAATGGTCGCCCATGAATAGGGTGTGCCACTTTCATCTTCAGCGAGTGACCGTCACCAATCCAAATATCATTAGCCTTAAACAATGACCAATCACGCTCAACATAAGGCAATAAACCTTTGTATTTTGAGCCAGTTAAGCGGCCAAACTCTCGGATATGCAATGGCAACTTAGCCAATGCACGACGCACTCGGTCAAGGCTTGGTAACATTTCGCGTAACATGTCGTCATTTTCGTGGCGAGTAAGCCATTCGGTTTCAAAAATGCGATACGCATCCACTACGCTAATGCCGTTGGTTTGGCGATAAATCCCCATAAACCAAGACATCCACCAAATACTTTCCACTTTATCTGCCTGGCGTTGACTCGGTGCCAATGCACGCAAACGTTCTTCTGCTGTTTTGCATTTGTGATAATCGATCACCCACTGATTCAGGGTTCTTGGCGATAACACACGGCCGCAGTTATTGCCGTTTTTGCTGTTAGCCTTGGAGACCAACGCCATCAAATCATCCGAAATATCACCGCACTTTGCCGCATTGCAGAGATGGGTAATAGCTTTGATTCGGCTTTGCACCTGTTCCAATTCACTCACATAAGCCACTAAAGCCATGCGTGCATCAGCAATTTCGCGCTGTTTAGTGGTGAGGTCGGCAAGGTTCAGATTTTTAACCGTTGGGAGTTGTTTTGGTTTTGTTGCAACAACCACTTCGGCGAATTTATTTCTAATTTCGGTTTGAAGATCCATTGGCAAACTAGCTAATTCATATTCAACTCCACCGCCTCGCCCTTGACGCTTTCTAGCCTTGCATTTATTTCGTTCAAAAAATGCCTGGATATTTTTAGGTGCTTTTGGCAAACCCGATGCTCCGAATTCGGCATATTCATAAACTGAATAATGTGTTTTTAACTCTAGACCAACCATAAATGTTCCTTTTTGTATCTTTTAAGTTCAATTTCATTTATGATGTTAAAACTTATTAGTTAGGACTGGCTTTCTATTACGCTCTGCGAATCGTTCAGCCCAGATAATCTCAGGGGCGATTCCAATGGCATTGGCAACAAGTCGTTCCATTTTCGGGTAAGACTTATCAAAAACCGTTTTTAATGTGCTGTAACTCACATTGCCTTCAGCCGCTAAAGAACGTAATGTCCAGCCTTTCTTTTTAAGTTCCGCAAGGATGTCGGCTTTATGCCAATTTACTGCGGTTTTTTTTGTGCTTTCTAATACACTCATTTAATACCTCTTTTTTGTTGTATCTATTGTGGTGTATATTAAACGTAATAGTTGCAACATGTCAACTATTAATTCACCGTAATAGTTAAATTTTTTGAAAATTATTGTTCTTTTGTGGTTAATTTATTTAAAAACAATAACTTAAATTAACTATTACGGTTAAATAAAAATTTTATGCACCGTAATAGATTTAACCGATTAACTATTACGGCATAACTTCTACAGAGGATATGTAAAAAATGACAGAAAAAGATAACTTTCCTGAAAGAATTGAGTTTGTGATTAATCGCTTAAATGGCCCTAGTGAGTTTGCTCGTCAAACAGGCGTAACACTATCAACCATTACAAGGTGGCGAAAAGGAGAAGCTGAACCGTCCAGAACTAATTTGGTTAAGGTTGCAGATAAAGCTAATGTTAAAATAGAGTGGCTAGCGGCTGGCAGGGGTGAAATCGAACGGACAACGCAAGATGAAAAACCATACAAAATAGCAGAGCCAATGGGTCAATATTCACATAGCGCCATTGATAATGACTTTGAACTCATTGATGATTGCCGCGACGTTATTGTAACAGCAGGTTATGGCGGCATAAACGGAGATTACCCCGAAATAAAGAAAACCAAAATAGAAAGCGAATGGTTGCGCGCAAGAGGGTTAAAGGCCGAAGATTGCGGCAAATATAAAGTGTGCGGCGATAGCATGGACGACACATTAAAAGACGGCGAAGACATTATCGTCAATCATGCCAGCAAAACTTTAATTGATGGCAAAATCTTTGTTTTAAACAATCAAGGATCAATGCTGATAAAACGTATTCAACGCACATTTAGCGGGGTAGAGCTACTCAGCGACAATAGCGCATACCGCCCAATAAAACTTACGGCAGAAGAGGCGGACAGCCTGCTTGTGATTGGTCAAGTTGTGTTAGGCTACCGCAATTTTTAAATGTAAATTCATTTCTCAAGTATTACTTGATACCTCAAATTAAAAGCGGTTTTTAAAAGTGTTTAAAAACCATTTAAAAACCGCCTATTCATATGCAAATAAAAACACAATTTTCACCCATTTTTCACCAATCCCCACCATTTTCATTATTTGCATAACTCCAACCCCTTAAAAACAACAAAGCCCCATAAACAGGGGCTTCACCGCATTTTTTCGCGCCAAATTTTTTTGTTTCTTCCTATGCAAATATTGTCACTACCCCACAAAACGGCAAGAGAAACCATTTTAAATGGCAGTACGGAGCTGGCTTTTTGTGAACAAATTGCAGAAAAATTAGGGATTACTTATCTCTTAGAGCGTTTCTTTATCAAGCTTTCCACCGGGGAAACGCGTAAAGTGCTATTGGCACAAGCGTTATTACAAAAGCCCGATCTATTAATTTTAGATGAGCCTTTTGAAGGACTAGATCAACAATCTGTGCAAGATTGGATGGAGATGTTAAACGAACTGAAAAAAGAATGTGCAATCGTTCTAATCGTTAATCGTTTGGCCGATATTCCTGCTGAAGCGACTCATTTAGCGATGTTGGAAAATTTAGAGTTAGTATTAGAAGGTGAACGCCAATTCATTGAGCAACAAAGTATTTATCAACAATTAGTGTATGCGGAGCAGTCTGTTGATGTAGCGTTGCCTGAGCCAGCCTCACCATTACTAAAATTGCCTGAAAATCAACCGCACTTTGAACTTAAAAATGTTACGGTTCAGTATGGCGATAAAGTGATTTTGGATCATTTAAATTGGGTTGTTCAGCCAAATCAAAATTGGTGGATTAAAGGACCAAATGGCGCAGGGAAGTCAACCTTACTTTCGTTAATTACAGGTGATCATCCTCAAGCCTTTGCGAATCATGTGGTGATCTTTGGCAGACAACGTGGTTCAGGTGAAACTATTTGGGATATTAAACAAAAGATTGGTTACGTAAGCAGCCAATTGCATTTAGATTATCGTGTGAATTGTTCCGTGCTAGATGTGATCATTTCAGGCTTTTTTGACAGTATTGGGATTTATCAACACGTACCAGAGGCAATTCGTTTGAAAGCCATGCAATGGTTGGCTCGTTTAAATCTTACTCATTTAGCAAAAAAGCCATTTCGTTCACTTTCTTGGGGACAGCAACGTTTATTGCTCATTACTCGTGCGATGGTGAAATATCCGCCTGTTTTGATTTTAGATGAGCCTTTTCAAGGGCTTGATGGATTAA